ACCGGATCAACCAATCGGTTATTGCCTTAGACTTCGGACATGTATCGTGGTACGCAGAGAGACCCATGACCACGTACTCATCTTCGAGTGGACGTAGACCAAGGAACTTAGTAGTAAGGGTATAGACTAGACCTACCGACTTAGGGTAGTGCCACTCTTTGATTAGGTTGAAGTCCGAATCCATGATGACCGCAGTCTGTAGTTCACCTACCCCATCGATAGATACGAGGACAGTGTCCGCCTTATCATCCCAAGGACGTGTATAAAATGCAGATGCGCAGTGTGATTCATGGTGTAGGTGGTGAACATCATATACAGATGCCTCTGGATACGGAAAGTCAGCAAATGATTCAGAACCCTGTATGGATTCAGGTGATCTACCCGTTGCAAGTACGCCACCACGTATATCGAACTTGATCTTGTGATCTTCATAGAATGATACGTGGTCATCTTTATTGATCATATCCCACAACACATCCGGAATATTTGAGTCGTTCTTCTTCTTAGAGTATCGCTCTCCGTGTGTAGCGAATTCTACTTCACCATTTTCGCTAATGATAGCTAGACCTGAGTCATGGTAAAACTCACTGTACCCTACGTATCTCATTATTCACCTATAATAGTATTATCATAATGAAGTTATTTATACCACCCATAAAAAAGGGAGTCCGAAGACTCCCAAAAGGAAATTAAATGGATTACTTACCTTTAATGTACTCGTAGATCTCTTTCCAGTTGTTCATCAGAGGAAACTCGGTACAGTCACTGTTGTACGCATGTTTCATCACTAAAGACTCTAGACCAACCGCAGCACCAGCCTGTGCATTCTCCACCTTATCTTCGACCCAGATGCATCCGGTGTCTTTGTACACTGCAAGTGCTTCATCCTTGTCAGCACCCGTGTCTAGGTAGACATACTTCTCGAAGACCGTAGGCCCGAACAACTCACATAGGTTCTTGGTACGTAAGTGTTGTGCATACTCATCGTTACTCAAAGAGGTTACCGCATGGAATATGTAACCTTCTTCTTCGTGCAACTTCTTAACGTACTTGATCGCATCTTTGTGAGGCGGAACCTTACGGATCGTGGCACTCTCGTTGAACATACGACACAACTTCTTACCTTCTGACCTGTAGATACCGAAGATCTCATGGATCTTGTACTTATCAACATCAATCGCATCATACCCGTGACGCTTCATCCAAGCTTGGAATGAATACATCCAATCCAACAACACACCGTCACAGTCTACTAAAATTACTTTATTTTTCACACAACCCCCTCTTGTTTTACTTTGTTCATTATAACATACACTTCCGAAGAAGTCAACCCCTCATTTAGCAGGGAACTCATCAATTGTCCCCAATCGGGGTTCTCTAGTTCATAGATGTAGTGGTTAACTAGGTTGGTAGCTAACTCTATCTTGGTGGTATTTAACTCGGACATAAAAAAACCTCTCACTTTAGATATACATTATACATGTACAGGAGAGGTTTGTCAAGGATTATTATAACTCTTTTTGAAAACGAATACGAATAGTCTGAAGTTGTCCAATGGTCATAGCGATACAGTAGAGGTTCGGATCACCGCTAGCAGTGTTCTTCATGTTTTCTAAACATGTTTTTAGTTCTTCGTCTATGATACTGAGTGCAACATCCTTCATCGAACTCATGGTATTAAACTTCTTTCCCAAGGGGTCGTTTTAAAACGACGGTCTACCCAGTGGCGTACCATATCGACCTTCCATTCACCGCCTGTGTAGTGACAGAACCTTGCCTTCTCGAAGAACTCTGATACCGTTGCATAGTGTGGACTATCGTTCCAAGTAGTATCGATAGTCTCTACGTCGAACTCATGTTTCATTAACTGTGCAGAGATATAGGGTTGGTCGTTCATAATAGACATATGGAAGTCCCCAGTGTAACACCAATCTTCCCAAGACATAAACAGTTCACGTGCACGTAGACGTGCTTCCTTAGACCAGAGTACAACTCCGGTGTTCATGATAGTCAGTTTGGATGGTCGATTAGGTGGCATTACAGGTACGATAGGACAATCGTGTAGATAGAACTTACGACAGAAATTTCTGTAGTTCTCTTCGTTATTATCCCACGAGTTGTACCCACCCCCATTAGCAGTAACGAAGTCGGACTCTAGTACACCATAGACTTCAGCACCAGACTCCATCACGTCAAAGATATTCTCTTCGGTGTTGACCACGATGTCTGTGTCGACGAATAGTAGGTTGTCGTACTGGTCGAACATAGGGTCTAACCAGACACGTGCACACTCGTGCAACAGTGAGATAGAACACTCGTGACCTTTGGTGGCTACTCGTTCATCTGAATAGATGTGGGTCGCCCCAATCTTTTCTGCATACTCTTCGAATGAGGTACGAGAGATGTCAGCTACTTCTTTGTACAAGGAAGAACGTGTACCGTCCCACCCTTTAATACCACCACGTTCGTCAACAGCATCGCTAACAATCATGTATTGGAATATTACATCATTAGACATCTTCAAGTCTTCTCATTAATCGTTCAGACCTAAGTCCTACTTGACGGTACCATCGCGAATCGCGACCTTCAACAGCGGCAGTCTTCCAGTCTCCTTCGAGAACCGCAGCATACATGTTCTTAAACTTACTTAGTCGGGGTCTACCTAGGTTAAACATCATATTAACCAAGACTTGCTGTACCTCATCTGGGAAACAATCGAACCGTTCTCCGTATAGTACAACACATTCGTTGATTGAGATGTCGAGGTCTTGTTGGAATGCCTCAGCAACTCTTTCTGGGGATATCTTCGTTCCGACCTTAGCTCCGAACTCGCCGTCACTTTCCTTAATAAGGTGACCGACTCCGAACGTTGGATAGTTGAGGTGGTCGAGGTAAATCTCATATACCACTCCTTCGTCGATCTTGAGTTGGTTGTATACTGCTTCGCGGTTCATCGTATTACTTCTCTTCTTTAATGAAGACACCATCGACCATTTTTCCTTTACGGTCTTTAATGTCGTCGTACGCCACGGCCAAACAATCTTCAAGGGTAACTCCATTTCTCTCGGCAATATTAATCAACACGACCATGATGTCACCAATGTCGTCTCGGATGTCTTGTTGCTTACAGATGTTGTCGGACAACTCACCGCACTCTTGGATGAGTTTCATAAATTGGTCTTTGTCGTTCGCACCGTCGATTAGGTTACGGTCGTGGTGCCATTCTATAGTCTTCTCAATCAATTCATTAATTAACATTATATTCCTTACAACTTGATAGCAAGAACTACCAAGATACACGCCAACAAGATGTTGGTCGTTAAAATTTCAATAGCGAGTATAGTGTGATACCACACCCACCTAGTTTTATATGCGTTCTCTACCGTAAGATCATCGGGATCAGGGCCCGATGACTCTACGATATTTCTGCCGCCCGTTGGGCCGGACGTTAACCACTTAAAGAATTTCATTCCATTTAAACCTTGATTGAATTATCTCTACCAGAACCTTTCTTGATATTGGTAAGATGTGTTTCCCATCCTTTACCCGCCATCGCCATAGTGGACTTGACGCCCGCTACTATCTTAGGTGCGGATTCTGCGGCAAAGTAACGTTCCCACTCAGGGTTGTCACTTAGGTATTGGTCGTATTCAGAAATACGGAGAAGCACTTCCGTGACCTCTCCGGTTTCTTTGTTTCTAAAATCATACTGTGGCATTATATATCCATTCCAAATTATGTTCAATCACTACGACAGGAGACTCACTGTACGCACCTGAAGAGATAATCACCTCCTAACGAGAAAGTTGTTTAGTATAGGTATCCAGTAAATTACGATACTGGGGTTTTGTTACTATTACTTGGTTCAACTGTTGTACATCACTCGACATATGGTTCTCCTCAGAAGTTAGTTAGTCGAAAAGATTACTCGCGTATTAAATTTGGAAATGCCTCCTGTACTATTTTCTTGGTTATGTAACGACATGGTGGTTTCTTTGCCACCATCTTCAGAACGTACTCAGCATCTTCTGGATGAATAGATTCTAGAAGCTGGACGAATTGATTCTCTCTACGATAGGTAGGTGTATTGTCACCGGATCTAGTACCCTTAATAAACTTCACAAATTGCTTGTGTTGCTTCAAGAGGGTAGAAGGTGAGGATTCTGGTTTGTTCGGGGTGAACGGGGGTCGACCGGCCGGTACATTGAATTCCAGTGAGTCGTCGAAAGATCCACGGAGAATATCTAGGAATGCCCAGTTATTTGAATATTTTTTCAAAACATCTAATCGAGTTTCTCTGGAACTTGCTTCTTTATATTCCTCGAAAACTTCAAAGACTTCTTTACGAAATGTAATCATTATTATACCTTATCAATTTTATAACACATAAAGGTTTTCTTGTCAAGACGGATCATTTCGCCGTTTTGAATTCTCCAAAGAAAATCTTTTAGTGTCGTATCATATGCCATAGTTAATTGTTTATTCTTGCTTACGTCAGACTTCAACATCATAATCTGAAAATCTTTTGTTTGCACTACCTTTATATATTCATTAATTAAAAGTGCTGTGCCACCAATCCAAAGTAAAGAACACAACAATGCAGTTCGTACTGCTATATGAAAAGTTTTCATTAGACGCTCCCCTTGTCTATTTCTATTTATAGAACAAGGGGGTCTAACGAGAGAGATATTTTAACTTCTAGTAGCTTTATCCCATGTACTAGGGTCGTCCCAACCTTCGGGAGTTACGTCATTTAGACGAGGTGGAAATTGTACTTCTTCATCTTCGTCTTCCAATGTGATGGTAGATTCACTGGTAGGGGCCGACCAAGTGGTTTGTGCCGACCAGTCAAATTCGACTTTGTCTAATGGAGAAGGTCTCTGGCTAGGAGGTTCTAGTTCCTGTATACATTCACTGAAAGTATCAAACATTACATTGAACTTGATATCGTATAACGTCTTCATACCAATGAGAGCATTTGCTAGTCGGTCGGCATGGTCGCCTTTCATACCAAGAAAGAACGGATCGTCCAAATGTGATATCAGTACATCCAAATCATCTACGACGTGCCAACAACCCATTAGTTCATTCTCTAAATCAAATCTATCTTTCATTATTCGGTCTCCAGCATGATTACTTCTGAGTATACAGAAATTTTAGTGATTTTCTTATTGTCTATCAAGGTACCTAGATCTATGTAAGGGCCACCACTAGGATCTATCATACCCAAATCTAATTGGTCGATACCCTCTGCACCTTCCTTACCACCCATCCTACAGTTTTGAAGGTCACCCTCTATAATGAATCTAGTAGGAGAGTCCGTTCCAACGAACTCATATTTGTCTCCATACCTATTTTTATATTCTTGGTTACTAGTATACATTACGCTACCGCCATTTCGACTGCAAGTTCAGCTGCACGCTTCTTCTTGACTTGGTTTGCACCGTACCATGCAGAAGTCATTCGACTGTCAGCGGTACGACCTAATCGGTGGTCAGTTAGATACGTAACTGAGTTAAACGCCTGCCACCATGTTCCACGACCGTACTCAGCGCCTGGCTGGGTCTCTAACAACTCGTATGCCTTCTTGGCATTCGGTGCGAGGTCGTTGTAAACTCGAACTTCTTCCTTCGGTGACTGTGAAGGGAAAATAGAGTTGTAGTATTGGATAAGAGTATCAGCAGTGAACTGTCGTTTTGATAACAACTCTGCCATCTCTTTGTATTGGTCAAACTTCTCGTGTGCAAGACCCATAGTGATTTTAACCTGTTCTGGGTCGAATGCCTTACGGTGGTTAATCTTAGTTGAGTTGACCGCAGTTCCTCGTAGAGCAAGTGACAGACTGTTCATACAAGTTACACGAACCGGAGTGAATCGAACGTCGATTGACTTACCGTACTCATGTGGGTTAGAGAATAAAAGATATGAATCGACCTGATCACCCTTCAATATATCGAACGACTCTTTGACCTTAGCCATTGCGTAGACCATCTTGCCATCTTTCAAAGAACCAGCAGAACTCATTTCCATATCACCGGCAGAGCAGTAATCGTTGAAGAATTCGAATGCGGTTTCGTTTTGAACTGGGTTCCAGTTACCACCCACTTGGGTGAGGATCTTGCTGTCAGTAGAACGCACAAGCGCTTCCATACCTGTAGGTACTTCAACAAGGTTGTGTCGAGCGTAAGTAGGGATCTTCTCAACTGACCAATCGACGCCTGCTTTCTGCATCATCTGGATAGGAGTTAGATCGTTAGAGACCTCGGTACCGATACCCCAAGGGCATTTACCAACAGTCGCGGAAGTTTCGATTTGCAGAATGTTATTTGATATAGTCATAATATAGTTTCTCTTTTCATTAATTTATACCGCTATTATACACTTGTTTTCATTACTTGTCAAGACTTATTATGAAAATAAGTGAATTAATTTAAGATACGTCCTTTTCGTATATTTCAATCTTATCTTCCGGAATGTTCTGCGCGATTAGTTCACGTTTTAACTGTTCAGGGTCACGAACATTCCACTGCATTTGGCGGTCACCATTTTCGTCATACCACTCGACACACATTACCATTGCGTAAGTCATTAAGCCACCTTCGCAGAGAACCGTGGGTACAATCTGAACGGTGCCAGTTCATCAAGAGTTTCACTGTAGATAGTAGGTTCTTGGAAACCACGGTCATCTAACGCATTAAAGAACAACTGAGCATCACGGTCATACACTAACCATACGTACTGGTTGTTGAAGAAAGAGTATTCAGAGATCTTGTTCATGAACCCTAGGTTCTCTACCAGCTGAACTGGAACTCTCAAGTAAGAGTTTGAAGGGTCGGTTATATACAGGATTTGATTATCCATTATACAGTCTCCTTGACTTTAAGTTTACTAGAAGTTGGGTCGATAATCAAATCACGGACTCTCTCACGGTCAAGAGAGTCACCGTGACCCCAAGACTCTGGTTGAGCAGGACTAGAACAGATTTCGATGTACTTAACGATAGCACGTTCAACAACCTCAACACTAAGACCCTCTACAGGGTAAAGACCGTCATACGCATAGAACGACAGAACGTAGTTGCGGAAGTTGGTGAACTCAGGGTTTTTTCTCAGACCGAAGTAGTTAGTAGCCATAGTCAAATCTCTCTCTCATTATCAGTTTATGTAGCTATTATACATCTTATCGAAACGTTTGTCAACACTTATTTTCAAAATAAGTTAATTAAATTTCCTCAACCGTGATTCGATACTTCTTACCGTTCATATCTACCACGTCCAAAGTCTTGGTGGTGGAATCCATATAACCCTCTACAGGATCTAAATCCATCTGTACGTGACCAACCTCTCTGATAACACCCCCACACTCACTGTGTCCGTCATTTTGTAGCGCTGGTCTCAATATTGTGTGTGCGATGTAATCGCAATATGCCATATTCATTATACAGTTCCTTTCATTTTAGAGTAATATTCGTTTGCATCCTTCCAGTTCATCCAGTCACCTTCACAGGTTTCGATTAGAACGGAGTGGTGTTCTACAATCCCATCTGGGAACATCATCCAAGAAGTCACCTTCTGTTTCAGAATCCCATGAGCAGGGAAGTATTCACTGTACTCAGAAATCTGTTGAGCGTCCCAATTAACCCCATTGGTTCTCTCCAAATAGATTGGGTTCTCCCAATGTTCGAGGTAGTTAGATGGATCGAAATCAATCGCATCCACTAACACGTCACTAATGATGTACTCGTCAGAGTACTCGTCACGTACATTAATGAGAGACGCTAACTCACACCAGTAGCCTGGGTCTTGCGCCTCTTCTAAGGTGCAGTCGACGAAGTAGGTGTTACCACCCTTACACTTCCAGTGTTGAGGACATCTACCTTCACCGTCCCACGTATGGGCACCATAGTTCTCGCGTAGTTGTGTCTGGATAACAATTTTCATTATACAATCTCCTTTGCATCAGCAATACGGTTACGAGAATAGTCGCCCCGTGCCGCGGCTGCTTTCCGTGCTTTGCGGAACTCCGCAATTGCTTCGGCACTCGACAGTTGCCTCTGTGGGGTGGTGATTGTTACAGTTTTCTCTACACTCATAATTTTTCTCTCAACTCGATTAACTAAGTACCTATTATACTTGTTTATGAAACAAATGTCAACACTTATTTCCATAACATATAGACCATTTTGTTATATACATCCCCCCTATATGCAAAAAGGTTCTAAAGAAAGATGATATATGCCTTGCAATATGTTTCCAAAAGAGGTATAATAGCTGTACAAATTGAGTTAAGAGAGAAAATTATGAAAAACCAATCACCTTCTGCGTTACCCATGTCTTACATTGAGTCTGCCTTTATGCGGTGGTATCATGGGAATGACATCACCCAAGTGTGGTGTTCTTCACTACCCAACTTTGTACTTAATCTACGTAAGTACTACGAACACGACCAGTGTGTCGTGCTCTATTCAGATGTATCAGATTTCTGGTACAACGCCAAACTATCCATTGACCTAGCTTAAGGAATATTATTATGATTATTACAGTAACCCACCAAGCATTTGAGAAGACTCCGTCAATCGTTGCTAAAGTAAACGTCGGTGATCGCACTGGTGACATCGCTCTTGAGTATGCATATGTTCGTACTCAGAACATCCAAGGTTCTTGGAGTCGTAACGACATTGAGAACAACCCAGACTACTCAGAAGATGTGACTGTGTTGGCAGATTTGCCAGTCGTTAACGGTCAAACGTACGGACTACGTTCAACGTCTATGGGAGACTACATGTTGCTTGACAACAAAACTTACAAGGTCGCGATGTGCGGCTTCAAGGAAGTGAACTAATGTTTTATTACTACCGTCTATTGTGTATCAAGACTGATCGTCCCCTATGTGCAAAGGTGTTCTCTAGTGCGATGGCTGCTCATGAGTATGCAGAGAAGATTGACTTGCAAGTGCCTTGTAACCGCTCTCGGATGTCTTCCGATGAAGCGTATGTCGCACGGTTTTAAGGAAGTGTCTTAATCTTTAGGTAGATGCTTCGCGTGTATCTTGCATCCGATGAATGCGTTATAGAATTCGTCACTGAGTAGGACATCATATTGGAACTGTAGCTTTGCTTCGTAGTAGGAACATTCCCCTTTGGTGCGGCAGAGTTTTAAAACTTCTCTCTTGAAATTCTCTGCACCTTTCTCTTTAACTAGAGACTTTACTTCTAGACTTGACCCAAAATATTTCTTCCAGTCAGACTGTACTCGCGTTTTTATTTTACGCTTTCTCTTCTTTGTTACTGGCAGTGTTTTGGGTTTCCAAAAGAATTTCTTACCGAGATACTTCTTACCTGTATCAATCTCAGTAACAATATATACGAAACCCTGAAAGTCTTCGAGGAAAGACTCTTCAGGG